TGCCAGCCGTGGAAAGCTGAACTATCTAACTTTGGCGAACGACAGCACGCCATTAGACCGTGCTTTTTTTGTTCGTAACATTCGCACACCAAAAGAATATGCGGATTTTGTTTTACATCTAAATCCGATCATTCTCTCAATGGTAGAGCGTAATAAGCCGTCTATGACGGGCTGTCTTCCAAAGTTGGCAGTTTTCCACCTTGTTACGTTCTACCGCCCGACCGTGGAAAGTCTAGCGGTAGTTCCTGAAAATCTAACTTTGGAACTTACGCAAATGTATCAATTCATCTTCGCGGCTATTCGCCGTACTGATTTATCAAATCACCTTCAAAAAATCCGTATCACCGCTGATAGCGAACGCAACGCACGCGCTAAGCTTGCCCGTGAGTTCGTCTTAGTGCTTGCTGGAAGAATCAATCTTCAATCAGACCGCACTTTATCAGCAAATACTTTCCCTTCAATCTCTTTCGCGGAGGTGGACCATGCTTAGTTATGATGCTATTCAAATAGCTCTTCAAGATGTTGTTAATAGTAACGATGTAAGTGAACAGACCTTAGAGAAAATTCGCACAGAAAGCGAATGTCTTTGTGAATCTATCGAATATGGCTTAATGGAATTGGGCGATATGATAAGTCGTTTAGGTTTCTTTGCTGATTCTAAGCAGGATTTTGATAATCGAGCTATGAGCAATGATAACGTAAAACATATCGGAGCATTAATTCAGGCTAACGCTTATTTTCTTAATACCTTACGAGAAGCCTCTATCCAAGCAACTTATCATCTCAATGGTGGAGATAAGGGGGCGAAATGATGAGTAACACGAAATTCCCTTACACCCTTGTTTTTACCTATGACAACGGCGATCAATTCACTGCGGGTCAATATTGTTCACTTAGAGACGTACTACAAGCCAAAATCAGACTAAAAGCTGAGATTGGCGAAAAAGATATTACTGGAAGACGTTTAGAAACTATCACAGTTTTAACGGAGGGCGAAGATGAAACCAACTAACCCAATAGCACAGCTTGAGCAATGGAAGAAAAACAATAAGCAAGGAAAAATAAATCAGTTTGTGAATGAAATGAACCAAACCAAAATTGGTTTGGTTAAAGGTAACAAGCTCAAAATTGAGCCGGTTAAAAGTGCGGTTAAACTCAAATTTGAGAAAAACCAGAATGCAAATTTACATTCTGTAGAAAATACGCAAGGAAACGAGCACAGCGCACCTAAAGCCAAATACCAAGGCAAACTATCATTCAACCCGTTAGTGTTTGAATATACTCAGATTTCTCGCCAATTTAAGCTAATTCATGACAGCAACCGGAAATGTCTTGAAGTTTATCCAGGTGATTTCCATCACAAGATCAAGTTTCGTGATGAAATAGTGGATTTAATGAATAAATTGGCTGGTGGTGGAAATTTGCTTAACGCATTGGTCAAAGACGGCAATCTATCCCGAGAAGATACGGCCAAATTGAAATATTTCAATCAAGCTAATAAATATCTACTTTATAAGTTTAGCGAGGTGGTGGAACAGATAGGCGCTTTAAACTCTGAACGAGCTGAACAACAAAAGGGGATTAAGTAAGATGAATATGAATGAAAAATTAGACTACTCAAATTTAAGTGCGGTCGAATTGAAAGCGATTATGCTTTGTCAGATGAATTGTGAAAAGAAAGAGGGTGAGGCTCTTTATTTGCCTTTACCTTATCTGGGTGAAACAATCGTAACGTTGGCAGAAATTTTTGAGAGTTATCCTTCTGAAAAACTCTATGTGTTACGAAATCTACACGATGAACTGTTAGCAGCTAATAAGCATTTACTACAACTAGCACCGAATCCACCTTCATTTAATCCGGAAGAAATAGCCGCAACTTTAACTAACGATGAAATCATTGATGGATTGCTAAAAAATAGCATAGTGATCTCTTTAGTTGAAACTCTTACATACTTTCAAAAAGTAATTGCTGAACGCATCGATGATATTGAAAACGGAGTACTTAAAGGGGTGAATAATGGCTCGATTAATTAATGCTCCGCACCTTGCGGATCAACCGCATGAACCTTATTCCGATTTATTTGTGCTAGCTGGCTCTAAAGCATGGAAAGCATGGGATAACGGAATAGGTGAAGAATGGCTCTTATTATGTTCGTTGGTGGAAGGCTTAGAAAGCAAGCAAAAACCAGTTATTCTAGGCGAGGATCAATTAAGCAATATTTCTTCAACGCGTATAGCTTAAACCCACCCAACATAACCCTCACACATAAACCAACATAAATGGGAAAAATTTGGATGAAGTGGGAAGAAATGAGAAAGGCGAAATGAAATAGAGTTACACATAGAGAAAAAGAAAACCCAGCGACTTTTTACGGTCACTGGGTTTGTTTTTTTAGGATGGAGCGAACATATCAAACTGCCGTTTGGCAATTTCTTCCTTCTGCACACGCTTCACGATTTTGTAGATCCATTGCAAAGATAAACCATACTTCTTGGCAAGGTAGGCGTGATTATTGCCGGTGAACTCGTTGAAAATTTGCTTTTCACGCTCACAGGCGAAAAGCGACATTGATTTCGGCACATACACATTCAAACCGCCCCAGTTGTAGCCCGTCTTCAATGCCACAATCATGCCAATATTTTCCGCGGTTTCCGCGTCCATTTCAGGGTAACATTCACGCACCGCCATTACCGTATATTTCGCCAAATCTGCCAATAAATCAGGGGCTTTGGTTTGAAAGTCATTATTGTCAAATTTGGCTTCATTCATCATTTACCTACTCGTTTTTTCCACTGTTTTAGTTGCTCAATAATAGATGCCGTTTGCTCACTATCCAGCTCACGCCAGTCTGTAACGTCCGCATAATATCGAGCAACAAACGCATTCAACGCTGCTGAACTACTTTCCTCAGCCACTGCTTTCCATACTGCCCACAATTTCCGCTGAACGGCAGAAAGCTGTGAAACATCATGCGGTAAGCGAATTTTTGCACCTTTTTGTTGCAATATTTTGACCAGTTTCACTAGCTCTGAATAGCTTATATTTTTCGCAGAATTTTGGTAGAATTGCTGAGATAATAGACTTCGATAAGTCTCATCGTCCATTCCTAACTGACTTTTCCCAATATGCACCAGTTGTAATAATCGTTTTCTCATTGTTTACCCCTTAAAATTGCTTTCAATCGTTGTAAATTACTTTCCATTTTTGCCTTTTCCTGTGCCATTTCCTCCACACTTTTCGGCGGTGGTGACGGAAGCTCAGGATATTCACGCCCAGGTAAGGTTTCTAGAAGTTGTTTTGGCGTAGGAAACCAATCACAGGTCTGCCCAAGCAGCATAAAAGCCGCCTCAAACCTTGGCTTATCCAACGTCATATCCCACTCCTTTTTATGCGTGATCACCCGATACCACGCCTCAAGCGTAGGCTGAATCACATCTTCCGTAGGCGAATTTTTCAGCCGAAGCAGCAACAACATCGCCACACCTTTTGCCAACACAGGTTTTAACCATTGATTGTCTCGCCCCATTCCAACGCCCCTTTGATTGCGTTCATCTTGCTACTTGGTGCTGCCACAAGCGGTCTGTTTTGCCCCACATCTTGCACCATCACCGCCGTTCCCACCGCTTTATAACTCGCAATAATCTCCAATAAATAACCGTGGGATTTCATCGGCAACTTCAACGCCTGCCGATTTGCCATCATCTGATTGATCGCATAAATCCACGCCTCCACAGGGGCAGCACATTCCACGCCATCACGCTTAATCTTGCCCGCTTGAATCATTGGCGTAAGTTCACCCAGCAGCGTTGCCACACGATCAAAAGTGAGCGAACTTTTCGCAGGACGAAACAGCCCCAAATAACGAATTAAGGCTTCGCCTAACTCACCACTCACCAACAATGCCGCATTTAAGGCATCACTTGCTGCCTTGTTGGCAATCAACGCATCCAACGAATGCAACGCTCCACACGCACTACATTTCACTTTCATTTTCGGTTCTCCTAATACAAGAAAACCGCCCAAAGGCGGTTTGGTTTAACAAGTTGGGGCAAAATGCTGAATATATTCAGGCTCGTAATCATCTTCCAGTAGGGATTTAATAACAGGATCATTGGTAAAAATCATTTTTGCCATTCCCATTAATACTGGCTCAATGCCGTCCTTATTTTCAACTTGTCCATTTACAGCCCAATCATTGTCTTCATCAAGGAAGAAATCAAAGTGAAGGTCAGCTGTGAAGCCTTTATCTGCTTCAGGTACTAAGCGAATAATTTGATACCAGCCTTTTGTTATGACAATAGGCATTGTTGTCATCAAATCAGTTATTATGGTTCTAACTTTGTTTGGCAGTTTAGCGGAATGTTTAGCACCTATCGTAAAGCTTAGTTCTTCTGTTGTTGGACAAACGCCAATAGAAACTGTGGTCAAATAATGTGCCGTCATATTCTTACCCCCATTTTCATCAAAATCCCCTTCGCATTACTTACATACACTTTGGCGTATTCCATTTGTTCTTTATCCAGTGATTTTTCAGCCTGTTCCAGCTGAATAATCGCTTGGCGAAGTTGCATTTTTAAGGCTTCTAGTGTGGAAATCATTGTCTTTTCTCCCGTTTACCTTGCCATGCTTTGCAGTAGGTTTTGCGCGTATTGCACCACTCACGTTGTTTGAGTGTTACCGCTTGCTTTGCTGCTTCTCCCCACAATTCACTAGCTCGGGCATAATTGCCAGAACGCTCCATTGCTGCTGCGGTTTCTGTTGCTTCGCGATAGGATTCTTCTAGAACATCGCGGTCGATTTTCGGTCTTCGCCCCATTAGCGCACCTCCTCATCATTCGGTTTGATGACAAATTCTTCTTCATTTTCCCGAATACTCACACCTGCAATCGCCTTGGCGTTATTCGGGTCAGCAAGCAAGGCTTCTTTGTTCACTTCTTCTTTCACGCGTAAGAACTGAAACAGCCCCAAGTTCTTGATATTTTCAATCACTTTCGCCATCGAACTAATCCCCACCTTCGGCGGTTTGGCACGCCATTGTACTTCTCCGGTGGTAAAGTAAGCCGTCTTCTGTTTGCCGCCGTTAGTGAGCTCTAAACGACGAGTTTCACAAAACGCCTGCACCGCCTTTTGCAACGGCTTCACTTGTTCTTTCAGCGCAGTCAACTGTGCCGTGTATTTTTCATCAACCGCTGCTTTCTCGTCCGCTTGCTGGGTGCTTAATCGCACCTGCTCACGTTCTAAATCGCCGATCTGTTTAATCGCCAACGCCACTTCATCTTGGGTTTGCAAGGCAATTTCTTGTACTTCGCTTTTTACTCTTGTTGCGCGTTTAGCCATCTTAAAATTCCTTACTAAAATTTATTTTAATTTCTTCAACATTAGCATTTAAAGCTGCTTTGATTTCAACCATTCCATTTGCTCTATTGAGTTCAAAATGGTGAATGCCTTGCTCAAGAGCCGTTGCCATGACCATAGGGTTATTTCTTGTTTTAGTTGCAAATACGAAACAACATTTGAGAAATTCTTCTTTATTATCTCGGTTAATAATTTCAATTTTAGCCATTGTTTGTTACTCCTTTTTGGCAAGTATAAGGATAAAAATCTGCGTTAATTTTTGGGGTTAAGCTGCCGTTGGGCGAGCGGAGGTAAACTACACCGCTGATACAAAGTTCGGCATACGCCCACGTTTGCTTTTGTATCATTCCGTCATCACAGCCAGCCAACAAAAATGCGGTTAAAATTAAGGTTGTTTTTCTCATATCGCCCCCTAAACCTGCATCACTACATCGCCGTTCACTTTCGGCACACCTAAACTTTCTGCCAAGTTCATCGCCGCAGTTAGCAAGTTATTTACTGCGAGCGGATATAACAAGCTGGTGGTGGTTTTATTTCTTCCCACCGCCGTTAAGCGTTGTCGCACCGCAAGGAAAGCATCTTCATCAAAAATATCGCTGAGTTTTTTGCCGACTTTCGCCAAGCGGAATGCCACATAGTTTTCTAACTCTGCATCAAGGGGAGCAAGTTCCACTACTTCACAGCGTTGCACCACTTCGCGCACTTCGGTGTTGCGTTCCGATAGTTTCAGCTTCAATTCAGGCTGACCAATTAGCACAATCGAAATCAGCTTTTTAAAGCCATCTTCCAACTCAAAAAAGCGTTTCAAGTGTTTAAGCGTCGGAATTGGCAAGGAGTGCGCTTCTTCGATGATGAGCACGTTCGAATAGCCCGATTTACAGCTTTCTTTCAACACTTGGTGCAACTGGCGAAAACGTGCCTCGGGCGAACGTTTCACGCTTTGCAATGGGGCAAGGGTGGAAATAATCGCTTCGGCAATATGGGCTGCTTTCAGTGTTTTACCCTTGATGTCGTTGTCTTCCATCGCAATGATGTAAGGCTCAATCACCGCAATTGGGGCGTTTTCTGCTCGAATGCGATCAATCAAATCACGGCGCAGGGTCGATTTGCCCGCACCTGATTCTCCCACCACCGCCATAAAGCCACCGTGCTTAGCGGTTTGATAAAGCGACTCCCGCACATAACGAATGTCGCTGGTGGCGAAAACTTCGTCAGCCGAGCGAATATCGACGGAAAAAGGGTCAATCGGTAATGAAAAATGTTTCTTAGTGGCTGGAAATAAAGCCTGTTTTGCGAGTAACATAATCTCGTCCTTAATCTCTTGTGTTGTTTTAAGGGCGGAAGCGGCAGGCTCGGTCGCCAAACTTTCCCCTGTCGCTTCCTTTTCTAATAGCGTTGCAAGCGGTTGGTTTATCCCAATTTTTTGCAAAGTCGCTATTAAATTCTTCTCAAATGCCGCCCACTCCCGCACCCGCTGATCGTGGTTAATCAACTGGGAAATGGTCGCAGGCGACACGTTCATCATCTGTGCCAACTGTCGCAGGCTCACGCCCTTATCAATCAGCACCTGTTTTAGTTTCAGCATAAAATGCTCCGTTCATCATTAAGCTGCGAGCAACTTCAAATGTGATTTTGTTGGTGTTGGTGCAACAAACTCCGCCTTAAACTCATCAAAACCTAAGCCCAGCAACCGTTCGGCTTCCACCTGTGGCACACCTTGCGGATATTTGCCAGTAATCCATTGATAGCATTCGCCCGTCCACAACTCACCCCAGCGTGCCTTGCCGTTTTTGGCAAATTCCACCGCCGACATTGGCTTTTGCTCCACACGGCGTGCGTTAGTGGTGAGTTCGTGTTCTTGTCCTTTTTTCGGTAAGAACCACGTCAGCTTGCTCTCTTCAATGTGTTTGTAAGGGTTGATTTCGCCGTTGAATAACGGTGCGTTGGCTTTCTTGGCTCGTTTCAACTCATCTTCGGTTTCCACACCATAAGCCAGTTGCTCCGCCTGTTCCTTGTTGGTTTCAAATGCCGTTTTGCGGTGGGCTTTGTATTCTTCGCCGATGATTGCAGCATCCACACGGAAGCCTAGTTCGTTGATTTTCACAGGCTCCAACACCACCCAGTAAGGTTTCAGGCTCATCGTGCCATCATCGGCAAAAATCTGCTCAAAGCACTGCACTTGCACACATTCAGGGCGGTACGGATTTTTGCCCACCGTGATTTTCTCGCCAATTTTCACATCAGGTACATCACGCACATCATATCGGCGATTTTCAAAGCTGATTTCCAACTTATCGGTCACCAATCGCTCGGTGAGTGCAGTAATCATCAGCTCTTGGCAAATCTCACGGCTGGGTGGATAAATCAAATCCTTGGCGTGAATTTTCTGCCACGCAGAATAGCGGGTCATACCGTGGCGGCTATGCACCGCCTTGGCGTTGAAATACCGCATCCACTGGTGGGCAAGCTGATTGAGTTCTGCCAAACCACTCACGTTCATAAACCGCAAACCGCTTTCAAATTGACGCTCTACAATATCATTGCCTTTTTCCACTTGTCCTTTGGCTCGGGCATTGTGAGCTTTCGGCACTTCAATTTTTACGTCTAACTGGTTCAGCAAGTGCGTGAACATTTGTGACGTATTGGCAGAGCCACGGTCGAACATCAAAATTTTCGGCACACCGAAAAATGGCTCGGCAGGGTTCTCTTTCTTCTGAATGGCGTTAATAAAGGTTTCAGAAATGTTCTCCGCCGTTTCACCGCCATACACATATTCCACATAAATCACGCTACTCGCGTGGTCGGTAATGACATACCGCCACACTCGTTGCGGTTCGACTTTCGCCACATTCGCTGGCTTGTTTTTGTAGAATTGCTCCGCTTCCATTACGCACAACCCATTGCCTTTGCCAGTCTCTTTCAGGTAATACAGCACACACAAAGACGGGTCGATTTGCCAAACGTGGTTCGGGTGTCGGCTTTGCAGTTGCACCACAGGGGCTGGGCGTAACAGCTGGTCAGGGTGCAAATTGGCATTGCGTAATGCACGCTCCACCGAACTTGCCGAATAAGGGCGAACCTCGCCTGTTTTCTCGTCCACAAACTCCGCTTTCACTTTGTCATTGGCGCGCAATATGTCCAAAATCCGCTCTAACGTTGCCATGGTTTTGCCGTTTTTGCGCCGTAGGTGTAACCAGGCGGCACTAATCAATTTCAGCTCATTCGCATCCATTTGATGTTTCCCCTTGTCTGACCGCACTTTGCGACCACTCGCTGGGCGGTAGGGCTTAATTTGCCGAAGAAAGGTGGCTCGGCTTAAACCGGTGAATGCACAGCCTTCTTCAATGATTTTTTCCTTCTCGCCAAAGCCTGCTTTCTCCACACGCTCGGCATATTGGGCGAGAACGCTCGGTAGTATTGCCATTGCATTTCCTTAACCCACCACTTCCGCATCTTGAATGCGAGCATCACGCTCAATCTCGTCCAAAATGCTCGTTACACTTTCATCTAACTTACCGTCAGGCTGATAATCTTCTCGCGCCCATTCAGGTAAGGCTTCGCCGCTTGGTGTATCATCTAAGCCAAAGCGTTCTTTGAGTTCCGACAAAATCAACTGATACTCGGCAAGCACGCCACTCATAAACTGCTTGTGGTCAATGCCTGTGGCTTCCGTGTGAGCGGTTAAGGCTTCAAAGGCTTGGAATACTTGCCCTCGTAGCACGGCTTCTGCTTTGTAAGAAATCGCAGCGGCTTCTTCGCGTAATACGCCACCACGTTGTTCAGGCGTTTGGGTTTCAATCGCTTTGGTTTTCTTCGCCAATTCCAAATCTAAGTGGTTAATCCGCTCATTTTTGGTGGCAAGCACTTTCGCTTGAGCTTCATAATCGTCCGACTTGCGTTTGAGTTGGGCTTGCAAGGCTTCTTTCTCCTTCGCGTGTTGGGCGGTTAAATCTTCGATTTTCTCAATCAACTCTTCCTTATCGGTGGTGTCTGAATAATCCGCGTCCACAATTTCCGCTCGTGCTTCTTCGGGCAGTTGGCGAAGTTTTCGCATTTCGCGGTAGCCTAAGCCAAGGCGTTGGCTGGTTTCTAAAAATTCTTCTCCGAATTTAGAAAGGTTTTGCAAATCTTCATCAACTTTTTGTCTAGTTAATCCACAAGCTTTACAAAACTCTTCCCAACTGCCGACCGTCGTCAGTTCTCCGTCAATGTAGGTTACTAACCCTTTGTATTTCTTGGCTTCTTTAACTTCTCTCATAACTTTAAGAGTGCCGACGGTCAGCAGTTTGTTTACAAAGCCAAACGCTCTAACCATACCCATAGCTTCGTGGGCTTCTGCAATATCTTGGGTCATTGCTTTTGCGGCTAACGCCACCGCATCTTGCTGTTCACTTAATCTTAAATCTGTCATCGCTTACTCCTAAAAACCGCCTGTTGCCACACGGTGTCGCATTTCATTAAATCGTTCATTCACTGCCTGCATATCCTGCTCATAACACACCGCAAGATTGAGCAGGGCAAAACTGAGCGTCCAGTTGCCTGTCGGCAATTTGCGCAAAAAGCCTTCGTTTTCTAAAATCGCCGTGGCACGGGTGATATTCACCGGTGTTTCATCAATCGCTTTACACAACTCTTTATTGCTCAAGCCGTCCATCGTTCGCCCTTTCAGGGCTTTTAAAATCCGCAACGCACGCTGCGTGCCGTTAATTTTCTCTTTCATTTGGCTTGCCCTGATTTCATAAACTGCGGTACGTTTTCCGCCTGTTTTTGTTGCTCAAGCGCAACCGCTTTTTTATAACCTTGACTGTTCCAGTATTTTTTCAAATACCATAAACAGAATTTTTCTAACATTTTCATTTGATTTTTCTCCCTGTGGTATCCTATTGGCTCTCTCAACTTCCAAAAGGAAACCTTATGACGGTAATTAAATTGCCGATAAAACGGCTCACAGAACTCGAACAACGAGTCAATGAACTAGAAATTCACGTTCAAAATCTCGATACCGAGAATCGGCTTTATCAATCTATTTTGGCTTCGCTAATTTCCATTCTGCCCAATAATGAACGCCAAGCGTGGATTAAAGATTTTGAGACGCTTTACGAACTCGGCTTGGACGATGTGGAAAACGCATTGCCAACTCCCCAAAAACGGAATAACAGATCCGTTTATCTTGACCAACTACTATCTCTTTTGGATAAGTAGCTTCCTTTTCTTCAACAGACAGGCTGTCAGGCTTGTCTGATTTCTTTTCTTTCTGCATAAAATCTCCTATTGTTTTTATAAAGAGCGGTCGATTTTTCGCTGTTTTTTCCAAATTGTTAAAGAGCAGGTTGCGTGATTAAGCCGCCGCTTTGTGGTCTGGGTTAGGCTTTAAACCCAACAACACCGCCGTTTTATGGGCTTCGCCCCAAGTGCCTTTCAGCTGTCCGCGAAGTAAATCGGAAATCGCTTGCTGATCCACACCAAAGTGCCTTGCCCATTCGCTACGGTTAATCCCGTGCAGTAAGAAATAAGCCCTTGCACTCTCTAGCGTTTGCGGATACGGCAAGGGATGAAATACCTTGTTTGTCATTTCTTCTCCGTGTTGTTTTGTGGTAAATTATGGCAATCAATTTTTATTTGCTAAGGAACAGAAAATGGAAAATCAAATTGCCGAATTAAAAAACGAAATTGAATACTTAAAAGATCAACTTACAGCTCATCAGCTGGTATTAGCGCTTTTACTTCGCCCTGCCGAAACAGGGAATATCAAAAGCGATTTACAGAATTTTGTTAATAAGCTCGCCTTGACCGCTGCTCCAAAATCCGAACAAGCAAAGCTTCAAGTTCATCTTGAGAGATTGTTAAATCTTGTTGATGAACAGTCTCCCGAATAACCTTCGCTACCGCAGGTTTACGCAAAAAATAAATCAATAAACGGCTGAACATAAATGCCTCCTTCTTTCTGTTGGTTTATGGTTCGTTTGTTGTTGATGTGGTAGATTATAATTATACAAATGTATAATTACAAGATATAAATTTGTTTAACTGGAGGTTTTAAATGTCTAGTGTTGGTGAACGCTTAAAAAATGAGCGGGAAAGGCTAGGTTTGATTCAGGAACAATTAGGTGCGGTTGGTGGAGTAACAAAATTATCTCAGTTTAACTACGAAAGTGATAAACGTTCTCCATCAGCAGAATATCTTTCTCAAATCGCAAAAATAGGTGTGGATATTCTTTATGTAATCCTTGGTACAAAGGCTAATACAGCGATTAATGAAGAAGAACTACTTTTATTGCATAAATTCCGCAACGCCGATCCTGCTGTGCGCAAATTTATGCTCTACGGTGGCGAAAGTGCCGCTATCGGGCAAAATTTTGAAGGGGAGATAAAAGGGGGGCAGTTTGGCATTATTACAAATCACAAGGAAGAATAAATGGAACAACACTTTGAAAAGGAAATACATGGTGGGCAATTTGGTGAAATTCATAATCACTATGCCAAAAAAGACGAACCAATCCCCCATAGTCATTTAACCGTTACCTGCCCACAGTGCGGCGGCGAAAGCTACCGCTTCAATGAATACTGCTACAACGGCAAATGCACCTTTGGGATTAAGCAGTATTTTGACTATCAAGAATGGCAAGAAAAAGAGCAACGTCGCAAAGCCTTATTACAAAAGCAAAGCCAAAGATTAGTGATATTCACGCTCGTAGGCTTTGTAATTTGCTTGCTGGGGCTGTATTTAGGCAGCCTGCACCCTGTGGGTTATTTAGTGTTTTTTGTCGCAGGTTATTTGGCGTTGGTCTTTAACAAAGCTGGGCAACACGTGGAAAAAGAAATTAAAGAGATTGGAACCGAGGAATACAAATGACGACTGAACAACAAACAGAACCACAAAAGAAAAACGAGAATGTGTTTTTTACCATTTCTTACGATGCCAATGACGATGAATATGCCAAGCACCGTATTGATGCCGATCAGTTAGTTGAAATTGTGACGAATATGAAAGAGCTGATTTCAAGAGCGGATAAAACCATCAATCGCAGAAAAGAAACCGTCAAACTTTATCTTCAAGCCCCTATTCGAGCAGGCTCTTTAGAAATTCCGTTTATGTTAGAAAATCTAACCACAGCGGCAGATGCGCTTGAGGTGTTAAAGTATTTGGGGATTGCCGCAGGAGCTGCAGCAACTACAGTTGTGAGTAAAGGCGTGTTAGAAGTCTTGAAAATGACGAAAGGAAAGAGCATTTTAGAAATACGTTCCACAAATAAATCGCCTGAAGCCACACTCGTGTTAGACGGAGAAGAACTGACGGTAGATAAAAAAGTGGCTCGCCTTGTGGCGAATCCAAAGGTACGAGAGAATATTCAAAAATTGATTGCCGCACCATTAGAAGGAAAAACGGAAAGTGCTTTCAAAGTTAAGTTACTAGAGCGAATCCCTATTAATGAAGAGCCTGTTGAGCAACCAAACACCGATACGGTCGATTTTGCTGAAAGTGAAGAAGGTGTGGTAACATTTATTCAAGACATTAACCCTGTAGATGCAATTTCTTTCGGCGAAAGCGATGTTGCCATTTTTGAAAAAATGGAACTCTCGCCAATCCCTGAAACGCATACAGAAGAAATCCATACCACCATTGCTTTAACACAAATCAGCTTTACAGGCTCGCAAAAAGGGTGGAAAATGTCTTACGGAAGTAAAACAGACGTTTCTGTAGAGATCTTAGATAAGCATTTTATTCAGCAAATTAACAAAGATATTGCCAGTTTCCGTAAAGGAGATTTATATAATGTTATACTACGCGTAACCACTCGCACATTAGCAAAACGAGAAACGGTGCGTTATAGCATTGTCAAAGTGAAAAATCACATGGCGAGTTCAGGTAGAAAAATCGTATCTGACAAACCTTTAAAGAAAGAAGATGAGTAATTTAGCACTATTGTTAAACATCATTTTTGCAGTAATTGGGATAGTGGCAAGCTATCCCATTTTTCGCAACTTAGGTAGAATAATCGGCTATTATATTAGCCGATGGCTTTATCCTATCCATCAAATTGAAATCCGCCGTATTCACGATGGCAAGCTAGTTGGTGAACCTGTTACCGTGGATTTATTGGCGAAAGAGCCTCTTGTTCGTCAGTTGAGAATGGCTAAGGGGCAAAAATAATGTCAGAACAGATCGCCAAACCTATTAGTTCTGCGAGAAATGCCACCATTGTTGGTACTTTGAGTGCTTTGATGCCACAAGCAGTAAAGTTTATTAGCTCGTTATTTGAAACGCCTATTAGTCAGGGTACTCAAGAGTTTATTGCAGCTGTATTGATATTTTTAATTCCTTTTGTAGTGTATTTACTCTCTTTATTTACAAGTCGATTTATCTCAACACCAGAAGAAATGGCTGAAAAACGAAAATTACAGAGAGATTCTAATGAGTTACAACGCATTCTTGATGATATTAAAAACAATCCACATCGTTATGATCCAGAACAAGTCGAAGAATTTAAAAAAGATTATGCAGAAACGCGCAAAATGTTGGCAAGCATTGGGCGTAATGCTTTACGACATAGTACCTCTTAAACCAGTTTAAAATCAGTTCCCATAAGCATTAAGTACACTCCAGTTATCAACCAATCCTTGATAACTGGAGTTTTTTATGTCTTTTCCTATCAACAAAATCGTGATCCATTGCTCAGCCACCCAGAACGGTAAGCAGTTACGCACTACCACTCACACCGCCGCACAGCGCATCGACGACTGGCACAAAGTACGTAGCTTTCAACGCTTGGCTGGCAATTACAAAGCCTTTAACCCTCATCTACAACATATTGGCTATCACTTCGTGATTGACACCGATGGCACAGTCGAAACAGGTCGCAAAGAAGGTGAAACAGGCGCACACGTCAAGGGGCATAATCTAAACAGCCTTGGCATCTGCTTGGTCGGCGGTATTACCAAAGACAAACGCAATCACGGCGAATACACCGAAGCTCAATGGAAAGCCCTACATCGTTTACTGCGTGAGCTTGAAGCCAAATATCCCAGCGCTCGCATTTGTGGACATCGTGATTTAAGCCCTGACCTCAACGGCGACGGCACAATCAGCCCAAACGAATGGATTAAAGACTGCCCGTGTTTTGATGTGTGGAGCTGGCTGGATAGCGAAGAGGTCGTGAATGTTGAGCATTTATTTAAATAAATCTCCCCTAACCCCTCTTTACAAAAGAGGGGAACGGTAAAACGGAGAACACAATGAAAAAATTAAGCAATAACGCCAAAATTAGCCGTGCAATCAATAAAGGTCGCACGGTTGCCCAATGGTTTTACTTACGCTGGAGTTACTAATGGCACTCAAAGAATTGATTACTAACAACGATGGTCGTCTTTCCACCACCGCCTTCATCCAATTTTTTGGGGCTTTATTGATGGCTGGCATTTTGGTTTATGCTGTGTGGTTAGACCGTGCCTATGTAGGCGAACTCTTTACCACCTTCGCCCTATTTTGCGGTGGTGGCGTGGCGACCAAAGGTTTCGCTAATGCGTTAAATAATCGAGGGCGTGAAGAATGATTTTTTATCTGATTTTAGGCTTTGTTGTAGTGGGTCTGATAGGAGCAATGCTGACCACCTATAAAATCCGCAAAGCTCATCAAGAAATAGACCGATTGTTTAAGCAAAACGAGCAACTGCAACAGGAAAAAGCAGTAGCTCAAACCCAAGTCAAACATTTTGAAGTGAGAAAGAAAAATGAAGAAAACACTCGTGGCTCTCGCCGTGATGATGTCATTAACCGCCTGCAACAACAAGGCGATCTCCGTGATTAACCCAAGCTGCTCGGGTTTTGGGGTAATCAAAGCCAGTCGCCAAGACACCACCGAAACCCTACGCCAAATTGCGGTGCATAACGCGACCTATCGGGAGATTTGCAAGGAGACAAGTAATGACCATTAACGTGGAATTTTGGCACTTGGTCGGGTTGTTGCTTTCATTCTTAGGTTGCTGTTTTGGCTTTGCCAAGATTTTAGTATCGCAGTTCCAAAACAGTTTGAGTGAGCGCCACCAAAACCAGCTCAAAGTAAACGACAAAGTGGAAGAATTGGAAAAGCAATTCAACCAAATGCAATCCTCCCTACCGCTTGTGTATGTATTACGTGATGACTACATTCGCGGGCAAACGGTGCTAGAAGCCAAAATGGACGCATTACATAAAACCCTTAGTGATTTATACAAAATGGAGAGTGCAAAATGATGGAAAAAGCCCGTCGCGAAGGTATGCGTTGGCAGTTGCTCAACGTATTACATAAAGCAATGCCTTACACCACCAGCGAGCAATTTTTACTTGATGTGATGCGTGGCATTTACCCAAATGTCACGCCGCACGAAATCCGCCAGCAGTTGGAATACCTTTCCGACCGCAAACTGGTGGAACTGACCAAACAACCGCACGGCGTATGGTTTGCCGATATTAACCGCTTGGGCGTGGATATTGTGGAATACACCATCGACTGCCAAGCAGGTATTGCCCGACCTGAAAAGTACTGGGCGTAAGGGGGAGAAATGGCACCTCGCTCAAGTATTGAAAAACTGCCCGAAGATGTTCGCCGCTGGCTGGAACGCGCCTTAACTGAGAACGGTTTTTCGGGTTATGTGGAATTGGAAACGCTATTGCGTGAGAAAGGTTATTCCATCAGTAAATCGGCGATTCATCGCTATGGGCAGAAGATTGAACGCCGTTTTAAGGCAATCAAGGACAGTACTGAAGCGGCTCGCATTATTGCCGAAGGCGCGGAAGATAAGGAAGACAAACGCAGTGAAGCCTTGATGGGGATGTTACAGTCGTCTTTGTTTGATGCGTTGGTCGATATTGAAGAAGCCAAAGATGATGAGATGACCCCGATGGAGAAATTCCAAGCCCTAAGTTTTGCAGGCAAAAATGTGGCATCACTCATTCAAGCAAGCACTAAGCTCAAAGTCTATCAAGCTGATGTGAAACGCCGTGCGGAACTTGCCGCGGAAGAAACGGAAAAAATCGTAATTCAGGCTGGCTTGTCATCAGAAACCGCAGACAAAATCAAACAGCAAATTTTAGGTATTGCATAGTGAAATATATCATTCCCTTTAATCCAAACGAGCTACTGTTGGGCTACCAAAAGCGTTGGATAGCCGATAAATCCCAGCTCAAAATCGCCGAAAAATCTCGTCGAACAGGTTTGACGTGGGCAGAAGCTGCTGATGATGCTTTGATTGCCAGCCTTGCTAAAAAAGATGGGGGCTCTGATGTGTTCTACATTGGGTCAAACAAGGAAATGGCACGCGAATTTATTGACGCGGTGGCAATGTGGGCAAGGGCGTTTAACTATGCAGCAGGCGAAATTCAAGAAGAAGTGTTGCAAGATGAAGATAAGGACATTCTGACTTATGTGATCTATTTTGCATCAGGCTTCAAAGTGAAAGCCCTTTCTAGCAACCCGAAAAACTTGCGTGGTATGCAAGGCGTGGTGGTGATTGATGAAGCGGCCTTCCACGAATACCTTGCGGAAGTATTGAAAGCAGCACTCGCTCTCACAATGTGGGGGGCAAAAGTGCGGTTGATTTCTACCCACAACGGTGCGGACAACCTTTTCAATGAGCTGATTTTAGATAGTCGGGCTGGTAGAAAACGTTATTCCGTACACACCATTACCCTTGATGACGCTTGTGCTGAAGGCTTATATCAACGCATTTGCCAAGTCAGCAAGCAAGAATGGACACCCGAAAAAGAAGCTGAGTGGAAAGAAAACCTACTCAATGACACGGCAACCAAAGAAGATGCGGAAGAAGAATACTATTGCGTGCCGAAAAACGGCACAGGCTTATGGCTATCACGTGCGTTGATTGAACGCCAAATGAGCGAAAACACGCCCGTAATCCGAATGACGGCAAAAGATGGCTTTAGCCTTGTACCTGAGCCGACACGCTATCAAGAAATGCTGGATTGGTGCGAAACCACGCTTGCCCCGATTTTGCAAACCTTAGATGAAACGCAATTACATTTTTTAGGCGAAGACTTTGCTCGCAGTGGCGATATGACGTCCTTTGTGGTGTTAGCTCAACAGCAAAACTTAACCAAAAGCGTTCGGTTGATTGTAGAGCTGGGTAATATGCCTTACAAGCAACAAGAACAAATTGTGCTGTTTATTCTCAAGCATTTGCCACGCTTCGCCGGTGCAGCTTTTGATGCGCGTGGGAACGGAGGCTATTTAGCCGAAGCCGCTCGCGATGCGTTTGGTTCATTGGTGGATTGCGTGCAGTTATCGGAAAAATGGTATCGCGAACACACCGCCCCATTTAAAGCCGCGCTCGAAGATGGCGAACTAGACAGTATACCCAAAGATGCCGATATTCTTGCCGATTTACGTTCGTTCCAAGTGGTGAAAGGCGTGCCACGCATTCCTGATAAACGAACCAAAAGTGCAGACGGCAAAAACAAACGCCACGGCGACACCGCAATTTCTTTATTGCTTGCTCATTATGCTAGCCGTCAGTTGGTGCAGTTGCCTGTGAAAGCCCACAGTCGCAAACCAAGAGCCAGCCGAAAATTAACGCAAGGATATTAACCATGATCGCATTTGTAACTTTAACCATTTCTGCCGCTGTGCTGATTTTTTACGACAAACCGTTTTGGTGGGTATTTTTATTGCTTGCCGCCTTTGTGGATTATGAAAAATAAGGAAAGCCAATGACACCAAAAAAACAAGATTTAATCCGCGTCATCGCCAGCCGTGCCAACGCCATTGACTATTGGGCGTTTATGCACTACCTGCCGAACCCCGATCCTGTGCTGAAGAAAATGGGCAAGGATATTTCGGCTTACCGTGAAATCCTATCCGACAGCCACGTAGGCGGCTGTGTTCGCCGCAGAAAAGCGGCAATCAAAGGGCTAGAATGGCGCATTACCCCAACAGGCAATGAAAAAACGGATGAGATTTTAACCGCACTTTTCGACCGCTTACCGATGTCGCATATTATCAGCCAAATTTTAGATGCCACGTTGTTTGGTTATCAGGCGTTGGAAGTGATGTGGGAAAGCAAAGACGGCTTGTTGTTGCCTGTTGCCATTGTCGGCAAACCGCAAGAGTGGTTCGTCTTCGATGAGGAAAACCAACTTAAACTTCGTACCAAAGAGAACATCAACGGCGAAGAACTGCCACCTTATCGAATGTTGCTTGCCACACAAAATGCAACCTACATCAATCCGTATGGCTTGGGCGATCTCTCGCTCTGCTTCTGGGCGGCAACGTTTAAGAAAGGAGGCTTTAAATTCTGGTTGGAATTTATGGAAAAATATGGCAGCCCGTGGCTGGTCGGTAAACACCCACGCCAAGCCCAAATTCACGAAATTGATGAACTTTTGGATAGTATGGAAAAGATGTTGGGAACCGCCGTAGCTGCCATTCCTGAAGATAGTTCCATTGATTTAAAAGAAAGTGCAAGCAAAGGGGCAAGCTCACAAGTATTCGATGATTTCTTACGTTACTGCAAATCAGAAATCGCCATTGCGTTACTCGGTCAAAACCAAACCACTGAAGCGGAAGCTAACCGAGCCTCTGCCACCGCAGGGCTAGAAGTGACGCGTGATATTCGCAACGATGACGCCAGCCTTGTGGAAGGCGTGTTCAATCAGTTGCTGACGTGGATTTGTGAACTCAATTTCAGCGTGGACACCTTGCCAACCTTCGAGCTATTCGAGCAAGAAAGCATTGACAAACTGCAGGCGGAACGTGACAAGATTTTGACTGAAATCGGCGTGAGCTTTACCGAGCAATATATCCACCGCACTTATGGTTTTGAAGACGGTGACATCATTATGCAAGCGGTCGAAAAAGCGGAAAAATCTGCCAACACTGCCGACTTTGCCGAACCTATCCCCAAAAGCGTGATTGAAACCATTGGTGAACAGTTGGAAGTAGAAGGAGAAGCCGTTGTTGAAACTTGGCTACACGATATTCGCGACCGCTTAGGTCAAGCGGAGAGTTTGGAAGATTTCCGCAACCAGCTTGATAGCCTTATCCCTGAATTGAGCTATGCGGAATATGGCGAACTGCTGGCGTGGGGTTCAACTGTGGCACAATTCGCAGGGCGACAATCTGTAGAAGATGAGCGTGCCAAGTCCCCCTCTTTCGTAAAGAGGGGCTAGGGGAGATTTGTCAATGAAATTCACTTTTGAAAATCAAGTCAAATACTTTGAGAAAAAGCTCAATCTACCAACCAACAGCTATTTGGACGTATTGGGCGAAGAACACGACTACTTTTTTATGGTCGCAGGAGCAAACCGCAATGAGGTGCTACTTGCCTTTCGTGAAGCGGTAGATGAAGCCATCAACAACGGCGAAACGCTGGAAGGCTTCCGCAAGCGTTTTGATGAAATCGTGGCTCACACAGGCTGGGACTACAAAGGTGGTAGAAACTGGCGAAGCCGTATCATCTACGACACCAACGTGTACGCCGCCTACAATCGCGGACGGCTGCAACAGCATTTGGATTTAGCCGGTGTCATGCCCTATTGGGAATATCATCACCACGACAACAGCCACCCACGCCAAGAGCATATTGACTTGGACGGCACAATTTTACCGGCAAGCGATCCATTTTGGCATTATTACTACCCAATCAAGGCGTATGGTTGCCACTGCACTGTCACCGCCCACGATGAAGATGACTTGAAAGAAATGGGCAAAAGCATCAGCCAATCGCCTGAAATCGAATGGCAGGAAAAATTGGTCGGCACACGTTCAGGTAATCCAAGAATGGTGCGAGTACCGAAAGGCTATGATGTAGGATTTCAACCGCATAATTTTGACCGCTTGACTGCTGGGCGAAATGCGGACGTGGATCAGTTGTTGTTCAATAAGTTCGTCAATGCCGAGCCAAAACTTGCCAGCCTACTGATTGAAAACGTGTTACAAAATCCGCGTGCCGTGATGATGTTAAACGGCGCGATGAAGTCGATGGTAGATACCGTTGCCACCGAAAAAATGGCACGTGGACAAATGAAAAACGTGGGCATAATCCCAGCCAAAGTGATTGATAAATTGACCGCACTTGAAAAAGCTCCACAATCTGCCGTGATTGCCGTGCGTGATGAAGATGTATTGCACGCCTTGCGTGATACCAAGCAAACCAAAGGCATTAACCTGCCGATTGAGTTTTGGGAGCAATTGCCAGAGAAGTTGAGAAATCCAAAGGCGATTTTGTTACAGGCAAAAGAACAGCAACGCAACAAGAATGCGGGCAATGTGCTGCTATTTATCTATGAAACTGAGAAAGGTAAGGTTGCTATCAAAATGGATTATGAAGTCAAAATCAAAGATGAATTAAGTGGCAAGAAACTCGCTCAAAAATTAAATGTAGTGAGAACAGCAAGTGCGGTTGAAGATTTTACTCAATTAGGAGCATTTGAAGTGTTATGGGGTTCATTGCAGTAGTTTGCCTGATTCGAACAGGATAATCAGCCGTCTTTCGACCCTGGACCCTTTCCAGTTGGTAACTCCTACTGCAATGGTTTTACTATACGCCCAACTTATTTTTTAATCAATAGGAGAAAATATGCAATTACTTATTCAAATGAGCGAAGCCGCTTTAACCCTTCAAGAAAGAGAAAAGCAAGCCCCAAGTGAAACAATGCAAGTTATGTTTGAACGCACGCTTGCTTTGCATCGCTCAGAGCTTGATGATAGCGATTATTTTTATCTGTCGGTATTACTTGAGGTATTGAGCTCTGCTAAAAATCGCTCAACTGCAAATGAAAATGCCTTCTTGCGATTCGGTGCAGTAGCCCACGCTTGCAATGAATTAACATCAAGCACCTCCTGCTGACGCAGTTTTTCTTCTGCCCATTCAGCCAGAGCAAGCATTAACGATGAGCGATAGCCTGATTCTTTTACCCGTTCAAGCATCGCATCAATTTTTTCTTTCTCCATATTCGTTTCCTTAAATAAAGCGTGGCAACATTACCACGCTTGCATTTTAGAGCGGAATAACACCATGATCAAAATCACCCTCAACGACATCCAAGCAGCCGCAAAACTCCACAGTATTGCCCAACAACTGCAACACCCTCGCAAGCTCTATGGCGTGCTGGGCGAAACCTTGAAGAAAATCCATGCGGAACGGTTTAAGCAGGAAGTTGATCCTGAAGGCAATAACTGGCAGTCGCTTTCGCCAAAAACCTTGGCTTGCAAACAAAAGAAAGGCAAGTCCACCAAAATCCTGCGTCAAGACGGTTATTTGTCGGAGAAAACCGCCTATAACTATAACGACCAAAATGTCGAGTTTGGTTCAGATGCTAAATATGCCCGTTTGCACCAATTCGGCGGTAAGGCGGGGCGTGGGGGTAAAGTCACCATTCCTAAACGTCCGTGGTTAGGCGTAAGCGAACAAGACGAGCAAAAACTCTTGCGAAAAGCGACCGCTCTTTTGCAACGCCAAATCGACCAAAGTTAGTCACTTTGTCTAAAATTCAAAAATAACGCATAAAACGCCCTCTTTGGCGTTTTAAATTGGATTCGATAAATAATTGCTCGAAATCCCTTGGGCGTGTTTATAAACACCCGTAAACACGCAAAAACACGCCTTTTCTCCTTCTTCCCATTTCAAATTCTCTTTTTCAATTCTTAAACCAGTTTAAAAGCTACAAGCGGTCGTTTTTTCTATGATGTGTGCAAACAAGGAGAACGAAATGACCTTTATTGAAATTTTCAAAGCCGGCAAACGACTAGATGCAAATGGCGTAGAAGTGGAAATTACCATCGATGATTTGCAACAAGCCGTCAATGCCTACGACGTAAACTTTCACGAATCCCCCGCGGTAGTTGGACACCCAAAACACAATGCACCTGCCTATGGCTGGGTAAAACGCCTTGAGTTGGACGGTGATGTACTCAAAGCCGAGTTCGACCAAGTGGATCCTGAATTTGCCGAAATGGTGGAAAAAGGACGATTTAAGAAAGTGTCGTCTTCGTTCTATCTTGCCGATAGCCCAAACAATCCTTGCCCAGGCAGTTTGTACTTACGCCACGTCGGTTTCTTAGGGGCAATGCCACCCGCCGTAAAAGGCTTGCGTAACCCTGAATTTGCCGAAAACGAACAAGGCGTAGTGGATTTTTCCGACTGGGCGGAAGCAGGTTTGTGGCGACGTTTGCGTGAATGGCTGATTGGCAAACACGGACAAGATGAAGCCGACAAAGCATTGCCTGATTATTTAGTCAATAGCGTGGTAGAAGAATCTATCCGCAATGATTTGAAACGGTATCAACAAGATGAAGCCGGTTTTCCTGTGCCGAATTTTAATGAACCGAATAACCCAACTTCAGACCCAGCTCAATCAACCGAAGGAGAACTTGAAATGACACCTGAAGAAATTGAACAGCTCAAGGCAGAAAACGAAAAATTGAAAGCCGAAAAAGCTGAAACCGCGCTCAACCAAGCCAAAGCCGAAAATGCCGACTTTGCTGAAGGTTTAGTGAAAGCGGGCAAACTTGCCCCGATTGCTAAACAGCAAGCGGTAGATTTATTGAACTATGCTTCCACCACAATGCAAGGTGGTGTAGTTGAATTTAGCGAAGGCGAAAACCTACACAGCAAACTCAAAGCCTTTTTGGGTGCTCAGCCACAAGTGGTGAACTTCGGTGAAGTCGCCACCAAAGACAAAGCGGCAGCACCGCAAGATGGTACGGTGGAATATGCCGAAGGCACAAACCCAGCCAGCATCGAAGCTGACCAAAAAATTATGGCGTATGCCAAAGAACACGGCGTGAGCTACACCGCCGCCTTTAACGCAATTTATCAATAGAAGGGAAATTTATGACTGCTCACAATCTCGCAGCACTCCGTGTGCAAGATCCTGTTTTAACCAAATTGGCACAGGGCTATCACAATTTAGAACTCATCGGCGAAGTGTTAATGCCGACCGTCGAAATCGACAAAGAAGCAGGCAAAATTCCGAAATTTGGTCGCCTTGCATTCCGCTTACCAAGTACGGTGCGTAACTTACGCGGTACATCCAATCGTTTAGACCCTGAAGACATCACGGCAATCGACGTGGCGTTGGAAGAGCACGATGTGGAATACGCCATCGACTACCGCGAAGAAAACGAAGCAATTTTCTCGCTCCGTCAGTTCGCACTCAACACCACCCAAGATGTGATTGCACTCGGTCGTGAAAAAGAAGTGGCAACGCTGGCATTAGATGAAAGCAAATATGACAGTGGCAACAAAGTCACGTTAAGCGGTACATCGAAAATCACTAGCAAACAAGCAGACATCTTTGCGATGTTCGACACGGGCATTCGTGCCGTGAAGCGTGCGATTGGTCGCAAACCGAATGTATGCGTGATTGCAGGCGATGTGTGGGCAGCATTAAAAGAACACCCAGCTGTCATTGAAAAACTCAAGTATTCACAAGTGGCAATTGTAACGCCTGAAGTATTCGGCAAGTTGATTGGCATTGATACCGTAAAAATCGGCGAAGCCGTTTACGAAGAAAGCAATCAGCTTAAAGACATCTGGTCGGACGCTATTGTACTTGCTTACGTTGCACCACGTTCAACCGAACGCAAAGGTACGGTGTATGAACCGTCTTACGGCTACACCGTCCGCCGTCAAGGTGGCTTATTTGTGGACACCTACAAAGAAAACGGTGGCAAGCTCGAAGTGATCCGCACCACCGACATTCACAAACCGCACTTACTCGGTGCATCGGCAGGCTACTTAATCAAAGGTTGCTTATAACCTCAAAAAATCCCCCTCTTTAGTAAAGAGGGGTTAGGGGAGATTTGTAACACCGTTTCACTAGGAGAAAACCAATGGACAAAACCAAACTCTACGCCGTCATCAGCACCATGGCGATTTACCACAACAATCAACGCTATGAGCAAGGCGATAAGCTCGAACTGACTGACAAAGAAGCCGCTCGCATTTCGCTTTATGTGCAATTAGACGAAGCCGAAGACGAAAAACGCAAGCAGGCGGAAGCAGAAGCTGAAAAAGCTCGCTTAACAGCGGAAGAAAAAGCCCGTAAAGAAGCGGAGAAAGCTGATAAAAACAACAAAGGAGAAGGCAAAGAATAATGTACATTCAGGCACAAGATTTAACGGAAGTGGTGAGCGAAGTGGTGCTTGTGCAGCTCTCTAATGACAACACAAGAGCGACGGACGTCGATTATGCCGTATTAAACAAGGCATGCGAATACGCTACCGAAACGGTGGACGGCTATTTACGTTCACGTTATTTGCTACCGTTAAATGATGTGCCAACGCTTGTGCGTAACATTTGCCTACAACTGGCTCGCTATTGGTTGTATTCACGCCGTCCTGAAGGCAAAGGCTTTCCCGACAATGTGAAAGAAACCCATAGCCAAGCCTTAAAAGATTTGGAGCGCATTGCCAGTGGCAAACTGCATTTGGGCTTAACGGAAATCGGTGCGGAAGGTGATGACAACTTACCGTCTGCGTTGAAATTTAAAGCTCGCGCACCACAGAAATTGGATTTGTCGGGCTATTAAGGGAGCATCAATGAGTGCCACTTTACCGATTTTGCAAAGCATCAGAGATCATATCGAACAGAAGACCACGAGTTTCAGCATCGAACTGTTCCCCGATGACTTAGACCGCTACAACCTCACCGACCAATATGGTGCGGTGTTGGTGCAGTATGCAGGTTCCAAATTTGAAAGTCTTGATAGCACCGACATTATCCAACAACGCCGCAAAGTGCTGATTGCCCTCACAGTGATTGCTCGCAGTCAGCACGATGACACAGGGGCGTTGGAAATGCTCGACCAGTTACGGCTGGCGATTGTGGGATTTAAGCCGACCAATTGCACCGCTTGTCATTTGATTAGCGAAGAGTTTGCAGGCGAAGACAGTGGGCTGTGGCAATACCAACTGATTATTCAAACCGAAACGCGGCAGGTGGAAGCACACCAGCCGCAAAATTTACCAAAATTTACCGCGGCACGTTACCGCCGCAAAGAACCATAAGGAGAACATTATGGCGTTTCATCACGGAACGAAAACAACACGCGTGGCAGGCGGCTCTGTTGCGGTGGAAACGGTGGACGGTGCAATTATCGGCATCGTAGGGACTGCACCTATCGGCGCAGTCAATGAATTGACCGTGTGCCAAACCACCAAAGATTTTGCTCAATTTGGTGTGATTTTAAACCAAGGCTTTACTCTGCCTGATGCCTTTGATGTATTGGCTCGCTATGCCGCAGGTAAGGTGTATGTGGTCAATGTGTTAGATCCGAAAAAACACAAAACCGACGTAAACGATGAAGTGCTTACCCAAGATAGCAGCACTTTAATGGCGAAAACCGCAAAAGCGGGTCTATTAAGCCTAACGCTTCAATCAAACAGCCAAACCTTATCGGAAGGCAGCGATTACAGCGTGAATTTGCAAACAGGGGAAATTACCTTGAAAGCAATGCACGAAGGCTTAAAAGCCACTTATGCCTATGCCGACCCTGAAAAAGTGACGGAAGCCGACATCAAAGGCGGCATTGATTCAGCGACGGGCAAACGCAAAGGCTTGGAATTGGTGCGTGATGGTTTCAACCTTTACGGTGCGGATGCAAAAATTCTAATCTGCCCTGAATTTGATAAAACCGCAAGTTGTGCTGCCGCACTTTCAACTCTTGCAGAACAGCTCAAAGCAGTAGCTTACGTGCAATTACCAAAAGGCACATCGCTTTCTAAAGCGATTCAAGCTCGCGGCCCGATTGGTGTATTGAATGCCTCCGCAAGTTCTGAACGTGTTCGCCATTTCTATCCCTATGCGCTTGGCTCAAGTAATACATTAGAAAGTTTAGCGGTGCACGCAGCAGGCTTACGGATGAAAACCGATACCGACAACGGCTACTGGTTCTCTACTTCAAACCGTCAGTTGCAAGGCGTGATTGGAATGGAAGTGCCATTGACTGCTCGTGTGGACGATGAACAATCAGAAACCAACCTGCTTAACGCAGTAGGTATTACCACAATTTTCAATAGTTTTGGCACAGGCTTCCGCTTATGGGGTAACCGCTCGTCAAACTATCCAACCGTGACCCATATCATCAATTTTGAAACGGCATTACGCACGGGGGATTTGATTGATGAATCTATCCGTCGCACCGAGTTGCAATTTATTGACCGCCCGATTGATGATGCGTTGATTGACAGTTTATTGGAAACGGTGGACACCTATTTGCGAGCCTTGCCAAGCATTGTAGGTTATCGCGTCAGCCTTGACTACGATACCGACTTGGTGGATGAATTTAGCAAAGGTCACGTGCCGTTGATGTATGAATACACGCCGAAATTGCCAGCCGAGCTTATCAGCAATAAATCGGTAATGACCCGTAAATACTTAGTGAACTTGGTGTCACAACGCTAGAAGGAGAAAATTATGAGTACCGCAATTCATCAGATTGTGAACGCCAATGTGTATATGAACGGCAACTCGCTTTTGGGCAAAGCCAAAGAGTTTAAGTTGCCCGACATCGAGTTCGAATTTATCGAACACAAAGGCTTGGGGCTACACGGCACAATCAAACTGCCTGCAGGGTTAAATGCAATGGAAGGCGAAGTGATTTGGGATAGTTTCTATCCTGAAGTACGAGTAAACGCCTATAATCCTTATAAAAACGTGCAACTGATGGCACGTTCTAATGTGCAGGTATTTGATTCTCGTGGCTTGGCTGCGGAAGAATCACTTGTCACCACAATGAACGTGGCATTTAACAAAACTACAGGCGGTAGCTTGAAGAACAAAGAAGCTACGGAACATTCCGACAGCTTCCAAATTATGTCTATCAAGCAAACGCTGGCAGGCAAAGAAATTCTGTTTGTGGATGTGCTTGCCAATATCTACCGCGTAAACGGTCAAGATGTATTGCAAAAATACCGCACCAATATCGGGCAGTAATTCTTTAAAGCAGTTTAAACGACCTTTAAAGCCCATTTAAGTAAACTCCTTTGTGAAAGTTAAACAATCTCACAAAGGAGTTTTTTATGTCTCAAAAAGTCGATGCGGTTCGCACAACCATTAAATTGTCTAGCCCTGTTCAATTACCTGATGGCACAACGCTCGAAGAGTTAAAAGTGCGTGAACCATTGGTAAAAGATTTTCGTACAGCAAGTCAGCAAGGTAAAACTAACGAAGATCGTGAAATTATCGTTGCAGCACTTTGCTGTGGTTTGGTGTTGGAAGATATGGATTTAATCAAATGGAAAGATTATGTTCAGATACAACGATTTCTGTTTGGTTCAGATGATACCGATGGAGACGTTAAATAATGCGATTGCTGATGTGGTTTGGTGGTTTGGCTTTTCCGCAGAAGAAATCAATAATTGGACGTTAAAAGAATTAGACGACTGGCTTGCTCAAGCCAATCGTCAAGTTAAGGCGGGTTATGTACGTGCTTGACGATAAAATTTAACCAGTCCAATAATTGCCCCTGTGATTGTTGCAGCACTTAAAGAAAGCAAGGTCATTAAAGGGGCAGTTACTAACGCGATAATTGTGCCTAATACAAGATAAAGAATAAAACCCACACCAAAAGCAATAAAGAAGTTGTCTGTGGCATTAAACATACCTACCCAATACCACCAAGAAAACGCCCAAAAACCGATAGAAAACAATAAACCTATCACAGACCAGTAGGCTTTTTCTACTATATCGTAATCTTTCCAGTCTTCAATGATTTCTTTGAATAAGTCGAACATAAATGCCTCCTGAATTTTTCGTATATTTAACATAGTGAGCAAAAAATGGCAAATAATTTAGTACTCGGTTTAGTTATTGGTGCCTCTTTAAAAGGTAGTTTTTCTGCTGCCTTTGGAAAGGCGAATAAAACCATTGAAAACCTTTCTAATAATTTGGGTAAAGCAACCCAGCAAAACGAAAAATTGGGTGCAAAAATGGCGAAATGGCAAGAACGTCAAGCCGCACTACATCAAAAAATGCAACTTGCCTATCTTTCAGGAGATCAGAATATTGGTAAGCTTACTCGCCGTTATGAACGAATGCAGGCAGTAATTGCTCGTACGGCAGAAAAGCAACAACATTTTACCCGTGCTATTCAATCTTCTGAAAAAGCTCAACGTTCCTTATCTAGTACTTTAGAAAAACAACAGGCACGCAAACAAAACCGTGATGAATTAAAAGGTAAGTTAGCTAAATCTACCGCAATAACAGCTAGCGTAGCGTTACCTACGTGGAATGCTGTGAAAACCTATATGCAACAGGAAGAAGCAGCAAATAATCTGAAAATTTCAATGATGAAGGCTGACGGCACATTCGGCAAATTTAAGGAAATCGGCAAAATAGCCGACCAACTTGGCACGGATTTACCAGGAACGCGTGAAGATTTCTACAAGCTCGCCAAAGCAATGAAAATGCAAGGTGTCTCTGATGACACTTTGATTAACGGTGGCTTAAAAACATCGGCAAAACTCAACGTTTTACTTGAAATGGATCAAGAGCAAGGAGGTGAGTTCTTTGCAAAGATGATGGAATCTCACGGTTTATCAGAAGCTGAACTTGGAGCATCAGCAGACGATTTACAACGAGCAATGTTTGCTGCAGGTATGAAAAAAGACGATATGTATGGGGCAATGACCTACTATGCGTCTAATGTTCGTTCGATGAAATTAACAGGGCGAGAAAACTCACAGAAAATTTTTGCGATTGAGGGGCTTGCTGCTCAACAAGGTTTAGAAGGCACATCATTCGGTACAAACTTTTCAACAATGCTTGACAGAATGAGTAAAGGTCCGCAAATGATTGCTGAAGCCAAAAAAGGGATGAAGGCAGAAGCTCGGGATATTCTCAAAAAAAGCGGTGTGAAGTTTGACTTCTGGGATAAAAAAGGCAATTTCAAAGGTATTGACGGAATGGTCAAGGAGCTTGAGAAACTGCAAAAAATCCGAGCAAAATTTGGCGACCAAGCTGCACAAGATGTGGCTGATGCAATGTTTGGCACTGAGGGTAAGCGTGTCGCCTTGTTATTAGGTGAAAAAGGAACGACAGGCTTACAAGATTTCTTACAGAAAATGAAAGACCAAGCCAGTATTGAAGAACGCGTCGCCCAAAAAACGAAAACACTTGGTTCTGCCCTTGAGAGTTTAGGCGGTGCATGGGAAAGTGCGGTCGGGAATATAGGGTCTGTTTTTGCCGATGATATTAAATCGGGAGCGAAAGCACTACAAGGTTTTGTTGAAGATACATTGACACCTTTTGTCAGCGAGCATAAAACAGCGATTAAGTGGATCGCTGCTACTGTAGGCGGTTTTTCCTTACTAAGCACAGGCGTATTAGCAACAAAATTTGCGTTTAGTGGCATAGCATCCATTTTTTCAGCAGCATTTATGCCATTTAAAGTATTTAAGGCAATTAAAGCAGCCAAAGAACTTGAAACCTTAACGGGTACAGTTACCAAAACAGGTAGAGTAATGAAATGGCTTGGCTCAGCCTTTGGTGTTGCGAAAAAAGCTTTTATTGGATTAGGGAAAGCTTTGCTTACCAACCCTATCGGCTTAACCATTACCGCCATCGCTGTTGCCGCCTATCTCATCTATGACAATTGGGAATCTGTTTCAGCTTGGTTTTCCAACCTTTGGACGAAAGTCACAGGTTACTTCCAAAACTTCTGCAACTGGGTGCAAGGCATTTGGACAGGAGCAACTGAATGGGTTTCGAGTGCGTGGACAGGTGTGTCGGATTACTTCGGGCAACTTTGGAATAACATCACCAACTTCTTCAACTCAGGCATTGGCAACATCACCGCCACTATTCTCAACTGGTCGCCACTCGGATTATTCCAGCAAGTATTTTCCACCGTGTTGTCGTGGTTTGGTATTGATATGCCAGCGAAGTTTACCGAATTTGGTTCGAATATTATCAGCGGATTAGTAAACGGCATCAAAAACACGTGGGAGACGGTAAAACAAAGTGTGCTAGATCTCGGTGGAAATATCACATCGTGGTTTAAAGAAAAACTCGGCATTCATTCGCCAAGCCGCGTCTTTAAGGGTTACGGTGTAAACGTGGTGGAAGGCTTGGCAATCGGGATGGATAACGCCCAACCACTCGCCACAGAAGCCAGCAAAAATCTCTCAAGTGCGGTGAAATTTGAGCCTGTTTTAAATAGCGTTGAAACCGCCTTTAAACCGCTGTTAAACGAGAAAAAAGGCTTTTTCGGCACACTGTGGGACGATGTGAAATTCGGGGCGAATTTTGTTGGTAATCTGCTTGGACTTAATCAATCGACCGATTTCCGCACTCCTGATTTTAACCCTGACGCCCAAATCTCCCCTAACCCATCTTTACAAAAGAGGGAGACAGAAGCGTCAATCTTTCACGATTATCAACCGTTAAACCGAAACGCCGTTACAAATAATGAAACCAATCAGCACAACGGCATCGTGGTCAATTTCAACCCGACCATTAACGTGAACGGTAGCCAAAATCAGGGCGTAATGGAACAGGTGCAGCAAGGGTTGAATATGAGCCTTGTGGAATTTGAACGCCTGCTTAATCGCGTGCTAGACCAACGTCAGCGGAGAGCCTACTAAGGAGAAACAACAATGTATTTTATGCTAGGCAATATCGCCTTTGAGCCGGTCAATTTGACCGACTTTTCAGAGACCCATTCTGCGGATTTTGCCGAACACGCGGTGCTCAAAGGCAAGCCAAAATTGCAAGCGATGGGCGAAAAACTGACAGATTTATCCTTTGCCATTCGCCTGCACCACAAAATCGGCGGCGTGGAAAGTCGTTATCAATCGCTACTTTCGGCAAAAGCCAAGCAAGACGCCCTTGCCTTGATGTGGGGTTCAAAATACAAAGGCAATTTTGTGATCACCGATATTTCATCGACCACACTATTTACCGACGGCAAAGGTAATGCCTTGGCACGTGAGATGAATATCAGCCTGAAAGAGTTTGTCGGCAATTCGCAACAGGGTTTGCTTGGCGCGGCGTTAAATGTGGGCGGAAAATCTTTGCTCGGTTCGATTTTGCCGAAAGGTTTAACCAATACGCTTTCAACGGTGAAAAGTGCGGTTAGTCGTGGTGTGGAATTGTATCAGCAAGGCAAACGTGCGGTGGACGAAGTTCGTAACACCGTTGCGGTGGTTCGCCAGTTGGCACACGACCCCGCGTCCGCATTGGCGTATTTGCCGAGTACGCTTGCTAATTTAGACAACGCCTTGGGTGGCTTTGGCGAACTGGTCGGTATGCAATCCGCTTTCGAGGGCGTTCGCCAGTATCTGCCTGCTATTAGCGAATTTAGCCGTGATGTGTCTGCGGTGTATGACGATTTGCAAATAATGAAACAGAGTTTCAGTCGGGCATCTGCTGATAGCGAATGGAATAACTGGTTTACGCCTGCTGATAATGCTTTAACTGAAATCAATGAGCGGCTGGATAATTCCGCAAATTCAGTGGCCAAAATGACCGCTTGGATTGTTTTGCGTGAAGATGAAGACGTGGAGATTTTGAATGACCCAAACCGTACTTAAACATACCGTCAAACAAGGCGAACGCTGGGATAACCTTGCCTATTATTACTATGGCGACGCACTGGAATATGCTCGCATCATTAGAGCCAATCCACATATCAGTTTTTGTGAAGTGTTGCCTACTGGGGCGACCGTGTTTATCCCTGTGCTAAATGTGAAACCGACCCAAAACGAAAATTTACCGCCGTGGTTAAGAGGAAATAATGAGTAAAGTCCAAACGCCCGATTTTTCGCTTTTTTATGAGAAAACCAATATCACGGCAGAGATTGAGCCGTCTTTGCTGGAATTAACTTACACCGACTATTTGGAAGGACAATCGGACGAGCTTTCTGTTTCCTTTGAAGACATCAGCGGTAAGTGGATTCGCCAATGGTTCCCGACACAGGGCGACAAACTCAAGGCGGCGATTGGCTATCAGGGCGAGCCGTTAGTCGAAATTGGGGCATTTGAGATTGATGAGGTGGAATACAGCTATCACCCGTCTAGCATTACCCTGCGAGCCTTATCCACTGGCATTAGCAAAGCTAACCGTACACTTAAGCCAAAAGCCTACGAGAACACCACGCTCGCCCAAGTGGTGGCAGCGGTGGCAAATCGCTTGAAACTCAAAGTGGTGGGCAAAATTCGCCACATTCCCATTCAACGCATCACCCAATATCAAGAGCGTGATGTGGAATTTCTTGCCCGCCTTGCCCGTGAGTATCATCACAGTTTCAAGATTGTGGGTAATCAACTGGTGTTTACCGATAAAGATGAACTCGGACAAAGTGAACCTGTGGTCGTACTCGATGAAAGCGAATGTATCAGCTTGCGACTGCGAGATCGGATTAAAGACACCGCAAAACAGGTGGAAATCAAAGGCTTTGATACAAGCGGTAAAAAAGTAGTGAAAAAAAGCAAAAAAGCGACCGCACTTCGCCCGAAAATGCAGCAGGCACAGGCGGCAAGTGGCGATACGCTAAAAATTACCACACGAGGCGAAAGCCAAGAACAGATTGATGCCAGAGGCGATGCAGCATTAAGCGAGCAAAACGAAGACCAAAGTGCAGGCGATATTACCCTGATTGGCAACCCAAAACTGGTGGCAGGTTCCACTATTCTGCTCAAAAATTTAGGCGTGTTTTCAGGTAAATACTTAATCAAACAATCACGCCACACCTTTAACAAACAGGGCTACACCACCAGCATCGAGGTGCGAATGTTGGAATTTATCCCCGATGATTTGATGACTTTAGGCATGGAGATGACGAATGCAAACCCATAATTTTGGTGCGACCTATCAAGAAGGCATTGTGTCGGCAATCGACCCGAAAAGCCACAAAGTGCGGTGTAAAGTTCCTGCCCTTGAAGATTTAGAAACTGCGTGGCTCTCTTTCCTCACGCCAAACGCAGGCGGAAACCAGTTTTACTGCTTGCCTGACGTGGGAGAATTGGTAGCGATTTTACTTGATGCACGTGGCGAAGGTGGTTGCGTGCTGGGAGCGATTTATAATGAGCAAGACAAAACGCCAGTGCAAGATGGCGACATTTGGTTCAAAAAATTTAAAAACGGCACAACTATTGCCCACGACCGTAAATCAGGCGATTTAACCATTCATACCAGCGGTAAAGTTATCGTCAATGATTGCGAAGTGGAAGTGAACAACGGCAATGTCAATGTGAACGGTGGCGATGTGATCGCAGATGGTATTTCGCTGAAAAATCATAAACACCTTGAACAAGGCGATGGTAAGCTCACTTCTCCGTCAAAATCTTAGAATCTTTGACCGCACTTTTCTTTAAATCAGTTTAAAAGCCCCACCCCAAATAGCCTTGTATCATCAAGGCTATGAATATAAATCCGATACACTCAACCCACTGGCAACTTGCACCGAACCTTAACGAGCAGGCGGTGCAAGGCATTGATGATATTCATCAGTGCATTGCCAACATTCTCAATACGCTCAAAGGCACCGATGTGCTTCGCCCTGAATTTGGCTCGGATCATTTTCAATATATTGACCAGCCCGAAGATGTCGCCCTGCCCAATATGGTGCGTGAAATCACGCTTGCCCTGCAACGATGGGAAAACCGCATAGAAGTCGAAAGTGTGCAAATCAGCGGACAAGCTCCGCATTTTGAATTGTTGATTTTCTGGACTTTAGTGGACGATGTATATCGGGAACTTTATCAGACACAGGTGGCACAATGAGAAAAGAAGACGTGAAAATTGTCTCCGATGATATTAAGCAAATTTTAGCGGAAGCCATTGCCGACTACGAGCAGCGCACAGGTAAAACATTGCAACCTGCCCATATTGAACGGTCGATTATTCAATCTTACGCCTACCGCGAAATGTTAGTGCGACAAGGCATTAACCACGCCTTTTTGCAAACCTTTCCGCAATTTGCCACAGGGCTTGCTTTAGATTTATGCGGCGAACCGATGGGCTGTTATCGCTTATCAGACCAAGCTGCCGAAGTCACTTTGCGTTTTAGCGTGAGTGGTTCGCATTCCACCATTGTTATTCCACAAGGTACGCTGGTTGGTGCAACCGACAGCCTATTATTCGCTACGCAAACCGAAGTACGAATTAACCCGACTGAGCAATATGTGGATGTAACGGCGATTTGCCAAACCACAGGCGAAAGTGGCAACGGCTGGCAAATCGGGCAAGTAAAGACACTCAAAAGCGAACTGCCAGCCGATGTAACCGCCTCCAACATTGATGTGTCGGCAAATGGTATCGACACTGAAAGCGATGATGACTACCGCAAGCGGATTTTGCTTGCGCCAGAAGCCTTCACCACTTGCGGTTCGGTTGCCGCTTACGAATATCACTCTCGTAGCGTGTCGCAAGTGATTTCTGATGTGGCGATTTCCACCCCTCAAGGTGGCACAGTCAAAGTCACGGTGCTTACCAAGCACGGACTGCCGTCAGCCATTTTGCAGGAGAAAATTCGCCACTACATCAGCGGCGAAAAACGTCGTCCGCTGTGCGACACCGTGATTGTGGCTGCGCCTGAACGCAAAAGCTATCGAGTGGTTGCTAACTTAGATTTGCTCGCTACCGTCGCCGAAAATGAAGTGAAAGCCAAAGCCGAAACCGCTTTGCGAACCTATCTTTCATCACGCACGCAAAAATTGGGGCTGGACATCGTACCGCTCGATATTCAAAGCGTGCTGAAAGTCGCAGGCGTGTATAACGTGCATTTGGCAAGCCCACAACTTACTGAGCTCACGCCTGAACAATGGGCAGAATGCGAAAGCATCGCGATTAACATCAACGCGGAGCGCAAAGATGGCTAAGTTGCAATATCCGTCAATCATTGAAATATCGCCAAAACTGACCGCACTTGCCGACCTTGGCAAGCGGTTAAACCGACTGGATAAATCGCAAATTATGACCAGCTTTGTGGATTTAGTCCCGACCGAGTTTTTAGAACTGCTTGCCGAAAAATGGAGTGTCACCGGCTATGACGGCTGGTTACTTGCAGAAAGTGTAGAAGCCAAACGGAAACTCATCAAGAGAGCCGTCGAACTGCACCGCTACAAAGGCACACCGTGGGCAATGCGGGAAATTATCCGCCAGCTTGGGTTTGGAGAAGTGGAGATTATTGAAGGTTTATTCGATAAACGTCACGACGGTTCATTTACCCGAGACAGTACATATTTTCACGGCGACCGCTCCAAATGGGCACATTACCGTGTGATTCTGCAACAAACCATTACTAACGACCAAGCCGATTTACTGCGAAAAACCTTGCGTGTTTTCGCTCCCGCTCGCTGTGTGTTAGCGAGCTTAGACTACCGTCAAGCAGCACTTCGGCACAACGGTATGGCAATGCGTAACGGCAGATTTAATCGTGGCACAGCTTAACTCAAAAAGGAAACAAAATGGCAAATTTAACCTTAACCCGACAATGGGTGGAAAACATCTATCAATTGGAAACCTCCGACCCTGTAATGGGCGGACCAGACGGCATTGATAACCGTCAAGCGAAAGAGCTGGGGGCGAGAACCAACTGGCTAAAAGACCAAGTAGACACCATCAACCGAGACCGCACTGGCTACGCCACCAAAGCCAGCCCTGCGTTCACAGGTGTCCCAACAGCCCCTACTGCCAACCCAAACACCAACAACACCCAAATTGCGACGACAGAATTTGTGAAAACCGCAATTGCTGCATTGGTGGGTTCTGCGCCTGCTGCGTTGGACACGCTAGAAGAATTGGCACGTGCATTAGCTGGTGATGCTAACTTAAAAGCAACTTTGCTTGCGGAAATTGGGAAAAAAGCGAATGCCACTGATTTTAATGCCTTACATGATTTATTTGTTGGTATCCCTATTCCTTATCCGCTTTCTACCGTCCCAACAGGTTGCTTAGCGATGAACGGACAGCGATTTGATGCTCGTCGTTATCCAAAATTAGCACAGAAATATCCATCAGGGCAGTTGCCTGATTTACGTGGGGAATTTATCCGTGGTTGGGATAATGGACGTGGGGTTGATGCTGGCCGTGGGATGTTGTCGGTGCAATCTGATGAAATCAAATCACATAATCATAAATTTAAATATATAGGCCAAAATCAAAGATCCGAGTCAAACAGAACGGATATCTTTAACCAACTGACTGTAGGTGATTCAGTCTATAGACATGATCGAAGAGATGATTTAATCATCAAAGTCGCAAATGAGTCTGATGTGAAGTATGGGAAAACACCTTACAATGATGTTTCAATCTATATCAATAACACTGGTGGGGCTGAAACCCGCCCTCGCAACATCGCCTATCATTACATCTGCCTAGCCGAATAAGGAGTACAACATGACCGTAACATTTAATCAAGACGGCTTTGCCGAAACCAGCGGTGAAATCATCGTTTACTGTACAGGCAACAAGGGCATTTACAGCCACAGCACAACCGAATATGTGAGCGAAGGCGGAAGCCTTTCCGCAGGCAGTTATTTAGATGCCCCTCCGCCAGCCAAACAAGGCTTTGTCATTGTGCGAGCAGATAACAGTTGGCAATACCAAGCTGACCATCGTGGCACCTATTACAGTAAGGAAACGGGCAAAAAAGTAGAACATACCGAACTAGGTGAATTGCCTGATAATTTAACCGCACTTGCACCACTTGCTGAACCATGCAAATGGAACGGTACAGCATGGGTAAAAGATGAAGCGAAAATTGCTGATAATTTTACAACAACCCAAACTCGCCTTATCACCAACATCGATGAGCACGCGGCAAAAATCTACAGTACATGGACGAGATTTGAAAGCGAGTACCGCGAGCGACAAACGGCAGCGGAAGCCTTTAAAGCGGCAAATTATGAAGGTGAGTGCAGTCGTTATATCTCAGACTTTGCGCAACGTGCGAGACTGGATAATAAGACCGCGACAAACCTGATTTTGACACAGGCAGCAGGGCTAGAAAAACTACAAATGGAGCTTGCCAACCAACGTATGCGCAAGTATGAGCTCAAGGCACCTAATCTCACACTTGAGAAACTGCAATCAATCTACGATGACATTATCAAGCAAATGGATAACTTGATGGAGGCATATAAAAATGGCTAAGGTTTATTTGGCGATGTACAAATACAAACGTGACTGGCGCAAGAAGCCCATCAAAGCGATAGCCGACCGCATCACTCGATTTTTCACTAAGGGGAAATACTCGCATTGTGAAATCGCGGTAGAACGCATTGAATTTACTAACGGACACCATTATGAGCATGCAACAGTGTATGAGTGCCACTCATCTTCAGTACAAGATGGCGGCGTACGTTGCAAGCAGATTGATGTATCCGATAACACCAAATGGGATTTAATCCCCCTCACCGATGTCACCGAGGCGCAAATCAAAGCCTATTTTAACCGCACTTTGGGGTGTAAATATGACTGGTGGGGTGCGCTAGGAATCGTACTTGGAATCAAACAAAAACGCAGTAAGTATTTTTGCAGTGAGTGGTGCTTTAATGCGATTTGTGGCGGGGAAAATGGCTGGCGGTTTAGTCCGAATCAATTAGGGGCTATATTTAATAAAGAGAAAAGTTAAAAGGAGCGTTTACCCTGCACAAAGTTTAATTCAGTAAAGAAAAGACGGCGATGACAACGGCACTAGGAATGCTCGTTGTTACCAGCTACGCAGAATGAGCCTGCATATAGCCATACGCCGCCTACCTTGCGCAAGGCGGGCGGATTGTAACAAATCTTTTGATTAGGAGAAATATATGCAGTCAATTAAAGCAATCCGTTGCACATTTTGTAACAAATTATTGGCGAAAGTGGGGATGGTTGGTTATTTAGAAATCAAATGCCCTCGTTGCAAAACCGTTAATACTACACGTTAATTTGATTTGAGTGTCAGAATGCCTTGAGCATCGGAACGCCATAGAAAGGAAAAACTATGGCAAATCAAAACACCTTTAAACAAGCCCCGTTGCCGTTTATCGGACAAAAACGAATGTTTCTTAAGCATTTTGAAACAGTTTTAAATGAGAATATTAAAGGTGAGGGTGAAGGCTGGACGATTATTGATACATTCGGCGGATCGGGCTTACTCAGCCACACCGCCAAACGGTTAAAACCGAAAGCCCGCGTCATTTACAATGATTTTGATGGATATGCGGAAAGATTAGCACATATCAGCGACACTAATACCTTACGCGCACGAATCTTCGCCAGAATTGGTAACGCTACGCCAAAAAATAAGCGTTTACCAAAGTCGTTAAAGGCAGAAATCATCCAAATCATTGATGAATTTCAAGGCTATAAAGACTTAAATTGTTTGGCGAGTTGGTTGCTGTTCAGCGGTCAGCAAGTCGGCTCATTGGAAGAACTCTACCGAAAAGATTTCTGGCATTGTGTGCGGTTAAGCGATTACCCTGGTGCAGAGGGGTATTTGGATGGCGTAGAGATTATGAAAGAATCATTCCACACGCTTTTGCCTAAGTTTAGCAATGATCCGAAAGCGTTGTTTGTATTAGATCCGCCTTACCTTTGCACCAAGCAGGAAAGCTACAAACAAGCCACCTATTTTGATTTGATTGATTTCTTGCGACTGGTCAATATTACGCGACCACCGTATGTGTTCTTTAGCTCGACGAAGTCGGAGTTTATTCGCTTTGTGAATTATATGCTGGAAGATAAGGTGGATAATTGGCAGGCGTTTGAAAACGCCAAACGGATTACTGTCAATGCCAAACTGAACTACCAAGTGGCGTATGAAGACAATTTAGTCTATAAATTCTAGCAGTAACAAAGGCTTCGAGTAATCACGAAGCCTTTTGCATTAGTCTTCTAATTCGGAAAGCAAACAATAAAACGGTGGGGCGAAAGGGGCAAGTGTGGACGTAAATCTGACTACACAATCTTTATGCCCGTCTTCCACAAACCGCACATCTAAAAACGCCGTGTTATACACAAAGGTTTGCCCCCGTCCGTTAGGTAGTGAATATTGCGAACCGTCCGCAATAAAACCGTCGTGTTCTTTCACGGCAACAAGGGCTAATTCCATCATCATTTCTTGCTCGGTTCTCATTCTAAAGTTTGTCATTTTGTAGTTTCCTGTGCTTGTTTAAGTTGGTCACAGGATTACTCTCTTCGGCAGGCATAGCAAATCATCATTGCGGCAAAAACGACTGACTGCGGTCGAATTAGACTGGGGATGTATGGACTGCTAAATAAGTGCAGATATGTAACGCCATTTCACTAAATGAAAAAACAAGAAAAGGAAATTATCTTGCTTTTTTAGGGGCGGTTATGTTGAGCGGGTTTAATAGCTAAAGAAGATCAGCAGTTAGTGAAGATTGCTCAATATGGCGAATTAAAACAGGAGGAAATCACCGCAATTTGTCAGAATTTAGCAAAAAACACTTCGGCTAGAGAGGTGAAACTCATTGATGCAGCCGCGCAAGTGAAAGAGGATTTAAGCTCTTACATTCAACGTTTGCGAACCGATAAAAAGGCAGCAGATTTAGTAGACCAATTAGCACCGCCCGAAAAGCTGAAAGAAAATGACGGAGTAAATAAGAAAGCGCGAGCCTTGACGAAGTGGCTAAATATGGATTTAGCATTAAACCCAAAAGACCGAGAATTATATCGCTATGACGGCATAAGCTGGCAGTTAGTAGATAAATTTGAGTTCTTAGATAATGCAGTAGCTTTCTTTGATGAACAGGACTTCAATTATAGCGCGCGTTCAATAGAAAGCATCATTGATACAATCAAAATCCAATCCCCAAAAATGGGAACACAGGCGCAAGAATTGATTGCTTTCAATAATGGCACTTTAAACCGCACTACGTTAGAGTTCTTGCCCCATTATCGGGAAAACTGGCTAATGTCTTATATTCCGCATGAATATCTAAATTCAGCGCAAAATACGCCATATTTTGATAAATGGTTAGAGTTCGTAAGCGGTGGTAAAGAAAGCAAAAAGAACGCTATTCTAGCGGCTTTATACGCAGTTTTAACTAATCGCAACGACTGGCAATTATTCTTTGAAGTAACAGGTGATGGCGGTAGTGGTAAATCTGTTTTTGCTAATATTGCCACGTTATTAGCTGGTGAGCAGAACACAGAAAGCGGGCGGTTAGTAGATTTAGATGAACCACGCGGACGGGAAAGTTTTGTAGGCAAGACTTTGCTAATTTGCCCTGAACAATCGCGTTATGGTGGTGATGGTGGTGGATTGAAAAGTATCACAGGTGGTGATCCTGTAAATATTGACCCAAAACACCGCAGTAAATTTAAAGCGGTTATTCCCGCAGTAGTCTTAATCGTTAATAACGAGGCGACTAGATTTACAGAGCGTAGCGGTGGGATTGAGCGAAGAAGGGTAATCTTTCACTTTGACAAAGTAGTACCTGAAAACGAGCGAGATCCTAATTTCATGGATAAGATTGAGGGGGAAGTAGGGGGTATAATTTACAAACTAATACATACCTTTGAACAGCCTGAAACCGCTAAGGCCGCTTTAAGAGAGCAACAAACAAGTGATGAGGCT